AACTTGTAACCATAGTTCTGGGACTCATTCTCAGTGGTTTCACGAACCAGTGAGGAGGTAACCAGAGAACCGTGCATTGCACTGAACAGAGAACCACCAAAGACACCAGCGACACCCAACATGTGGAAGGGGTGCATCAGGATGTTGTGCTCTGCTTGGAACACCAGCATGTAGTTGAATGTACCAGAGATGCCAAGAGGCATTGCGTCAGAGAAAGAACCTTGACCGAAAGGATAGACCAGGAAGACTGCAGATGCTGCTGCAACAGGTGCAGAGTATGCAACACAGATCCAAGGACGCATACCAAGACGGTAAGAGAGTTCCCACTCACGACCCATGTATGCATAGATACCGATCAGGAAGTGGAAGACGACAAGTTGGAAAGGACCACCGTTGTAAAGCCATTCATCAAGGGATGCGGCTTCCCAAATAGGATAGAAGTGAAGTCCAATTGCGTTGGAGCTAGGGACAACTGCACCAGAGATGATGTTGTTGCCATACATGAGAGAACCAGCAACTGGTTCACGAATACCATCGATGTCCACAGGGGGAGCAGCGATGAATGCAACGATGAAGCAGATGGTTGCCGCCAACAGAGTTGGGATCATCAGCACACCGAACCAACCAACATAAAGACGGTTGTTTGTGGACGTTACCCAAGAACAAAACTGTTCCCAGGTGGACTCGCTCTGTTGGCGAGTAAGAATTGACTGAGCCATTTTAATTAAAAGAAAGTAAGACCATCAGGGTAATGGTGGAGTTACTATTCCTCTGCACCCTTAGCAGAGGTATGAGAGACGTAATTTAGACACCCTATAGGTCTCGGTTGGAGGGGTGTTGGACAGTGTAACGATTCAGAGATGATCCGTTACATTTGTTCATGTATTTATCATACATGATGTTCGGAAATCCGTCAAGCCCTCAAAGAAGAGTATTTGTACTCATTCAGTAGGACTGCTCTTCCGAACTGGAGATATTATAACATGGTTGAACCTCCCAGTGCTCAAAATCCACTGACTTTTCTGCGAGCATTTGTTCCAGTTCTTCGGTTGTCATACACACCTTGACAGGTCTGTTCGTTGCCTTGTCATAGATGTGGAACATTTGTTTGTCGATCATATGAAATTAAACCAACCAGTTGCTATGTATTTTGTTTGTGTATTAGAGGTTATTCCGTGATGTGCATGAGTCCAATACGCAGGGAAGATAACAATCCTTCCTGCTCTAGACTCACATCGAACATCATAGTGAGTATAGTATGTCTCACCACCATCAGTTACGTCATTGAGATACAAAGTCCAGGCAAGAATACGTGGACTATCCAGTTCATCATGTTCACAATGTTCTGCAAAATATCCCTGTCCTGGTAGATATCTTTGCAAATTATATCGAGGATCATTTGCAAACTTTTTGACTACGGTAGGAATTTTATATCTCTCAATATAATCATGTGTTGCCTCCTTTAGTGAAGCAAATATAATTTGAGAAACCTCACAGTCAGCATCAAAATTTAAAGTGATGTCCATAGAGTCCTTAGTTTCTTTTCGGACTTGTGCATCATGTCCTGATCCACATTCTCCAGGCCACCATAACTGGGTATTAGTTTCAAACCAGTCAATAATATAATCACACTTTTCTACTGAAAGTGCGTTGTCATATACGCTAATAAAATTTTTCATAGACAATAAAAAGAGACCTTCTGTTATGTGGCAGAGGTCCCTTTAAGCGACGACGATATTCATTTGTATTTAGTCAGGATGTGTCATGGCAGCAGCGGCGAGAGGACTGACCAACTAAAAAGAGTTGCTAGTGATCCAAGTGCTAGGGTGGTCGTGGTGAAGTTCATAAGTGTTTCATCAGAGGACATATTATATAGCATTAGTTTTGTATCATAGTGATACAAAAGTGTATCAGTTTTTACTCTTCTCCAGATTGTGTCAGCATAGCAGCACCTGCGAACGTTGCCATTAGTATAGCAACTGTTGCTAGCAATGCCATCACCAGACTCCTGGGATGATCTGTCCAGTAGTGAAGTAAGTTCCTACAGCAATGATGAATCCAAGCATTGCCAGACGTGCGTTGAGGATCTCTGCCTCAGGGGTAAATCCGAATTTCATTTGTTGTTCTCCTGTGTTTTGTTAATGATGATGACTCGTTTGCCATCGTGAGTAAATTGTAACTCATCGTCAGGATCCCACAGTAGCTCTTCATACAAATCATCGAGCTTCTGGATATCCTCCCAAAGAGCATCAGGGTTGGGCATGGTGTGCTTTCAGTTCAGGGTTAGGTTGAGAGGGTACAGTAGGGTTAAGTGATCTGTTCTTGATTACAATGAAAGCATCTTTATTATACTTCCTCGTTCCTTTGACTGGTGCCCACTTAGTGCCAGCACCATCAATCTCATAGACTGAGGTGCCACCAATCTCTACATGGATGTCATCGTTAGTAACATCCCATCCAAGAGCAGCGACTGCTTCGACGAGTGCTTCTTCAGTATAGCGCATCTTCTTGATCAGCAAGAACAGTGCAATCGCTGGTCGGGTATGCTACACAAGTGAGCAGGAAACCAGATTCAATTTGATCATCGTCAAGGAAAGACTGATCGCTTTGATCAACGGTGCCGCTGATCAGTTTGCCAGCACAGGTAGAACATGCACCAGCACGACAAGAATAGTTCATGTCAATACCTGCTTCTTCTGCAGCATCAAGGATGTACTGGTCGTCAGCACACTCGAATGTAGTTTCGCCGTCAGAATTTTGAAGGGTGATAGTAAAAGTCATTAATAAGTTTCGCAGAGTTTTTCAACAGAGTATGCCAGGAGGACGAACCAGGCAACAGAGACGATTGTAAAGGAAAGCGGAAGCATTGTCAAGTTTTGTCAGAAGATGCCGAAAAAGAGCTTGCCAGTGATGGCATACGAGAGGAACCCAGAGACGACTCCCATCATTGCCCAGCGTCCATTATACATCTCGCGCTGTTGCATTGGCGAGAATAGACCCTTACGGTTGTAGTCCTCCACTACCATCTGGGGTTCTTTGGCAAACAGGTTGTTCTGCCCGAACTCATTAGTTGTTACAGTCATGTCGTTTTGTAAAGAAGTATGACAGAAGTATATAGCAATTGTAAAGGTCTGTCAAGACCCTCGGTCAGCATAAATAAATACGGATCCCAAATTAGAGTGATATGAAAAAATTATTACCACTCGCTATGCTACTGATGACCGCAAGTGCAGCTAATGCTGGCGGACTTGTTACGAAACACGCTGCTAGCGTTCAACTGACCGTTGATGCTGCCAGAACTCAGGCAACTAGGATCGGTTCCTCGTTCAGTATCTCAGGTTCAAATATTGATACTACGGACGGATCAACTGCTGGTGCTGTATCTGCTGGTACTATTACCTCTGGTGTATATAATCCAGGTACAATTACTGCCACCCAAGATACTGCTGGAGCAGCATTTAGTTTCTCACAGTCTTATACACAAGCTGATGCACTACCTACCAGTGCTCCTTCTGTTGGTGCTGTTCCTAACTATGGATCAATTCTTTCTTACGAAGCAGGCAGTGCTGGTTCTCTAGCAGGTACTGTAACCAGTGCAGGTGTTCTAACAGTGACAGCTGGTGGAGCTGGTACAAGTGCCACAGGACAATACGTTTCCGAGATCACCGTTATCGACTGAACCTAAATATGGATAGATTACAAGAAGCAATCGGTCTCGGGTTGATTCTTGGTGCTTTACATGGGACTGTCGCAAGTGCAGTCCCAGTAGTCCCAAATTTCACACAGGGCTCCATGACGAGCCACACAGAGACCACACAAAAAATTACAGAAACCATCAACTCGATGGATTATAACACAGGATATCAATATTCTGTAACTGGTAGTGGAATTTCAGCGTCAGGTAATCTTTCACCTGGCACAGGAACAAATAATGTAACTATTGATGGAGTGACATCGACATGGACAGGTATCAACAGCAGACCCCAATTCACACAAACAAATCCAGGAGCAGCGTTTCAATTCACAGAAACAATGCAGGGTCCTGGTTTAAGTCAACAAACAATCATCCAAAGAACCACAGAGGTGACAAGCGTAACAGATACTACAAGTATCTTCTCCCAGTAATTGCTGCTCTAGTAGCAGCACCAGCAAGGGCAAATGTTGGTGGGGTTAGTGCAACTGCAGCTCCAGTGGCGAATAGCTCAGGCTCAGTGACCAATCAAGCTATTCAGGTTTTACAAGGTCCATACATCACTAATACTTACGGGGGTGGCATTCAATGTCAAGGACCCACTCGTAATTTCACACCCTATGTAACAGGATCTGCTTCTGCAACTAGACCTTACGAAGCATACTATGACTCTCCTGTATATGACATGAGAGATCTTGATGAGGACGGAGCACCTGATAATCCTGGGGACATTCTTTACAATGTTCCTACAAGAACAGGTCAAAAAGATAACTACAATATTGGCATTGGTTTCTCTATGACATGGAGCACACCAACTGATAAAAAGATGCAAGAGTTGTGTAAAAAAGCAGCACAAACTCAGATTGAATTGAATGCACAACTCACTGCCAATAAGCGGTTAGATTTTGAGATCGCTCGTCTCAAAAATTGTGGTGATTTAATGTTACGTGGAATACAATTCCACCCCAAGAGTCCATATTATAAAGTGTGTGCTGATGTCGTAGTGAATAATCCACCAGGACACCAGCATCCACACGTACATGCTATCCCTTCTGATCGCGCTCCTTCTTCTTCTTCCGAGGAAACACAGAGCGCAACTCCCGAACAGCGTGATTCATCTGCCGCTGCTCTGCTTGGCGCTCCCCTACAGACAAGACTGGGGGCTTCTTACCCCGCAAGGCAGCAATCTTCTTCATCACTTTCTTCACAGCAGGTTTCACCGCTTTTAACAGAAGATCAGCAAGAGGTTTTGCGAGCAGTGCAGAACTCGTCGCAATAACAGCGATGCCACCTACCTGTACAACTTGACCACCACTTGGAAGTCCCGCTACTATCTGTTGAGGTAGCGGGACTTTTTCTGTGCGTTGGATACATTCATTGCCTACCAGTTCATAGGCAACAACCTTTTTCCTGAACCCCTCTACCAATGTACCGACAGGTTCCTTTGCTTTTTGTGCTGGCGTAGGACATTCTACCTTGGCAGTAGCAGCAGGTGCTTCTGTCTTGGGTGTCTCTGGAGTCTTAGGTGTCTCTGGTTTCTTTGGTGTCCTAGTATCTACCCCTGCAGGATAGGTCATGATCATCTGGTCAGGTTCATACTGAATAGGATTAAAACTAGGGATCCCAGAATCACAATACGTAACCAGTCCATCTTGGTCATCTTCGCCTACCGTATTTGATTTGTTGTTTGCTTCATGTGCCTCAACACAGCCAGGGATATCAACGATAGGGACGCCAATATCTATCGTCACAGGTGGTGCGACAGGTATAGGGGGCGAAGAATAATTAACTGTATCATTAATTTTCACGTCAGGAATCTCCAGACTCCTGACACTGATGTCTTTAATTTCCATTAGCAATCACTAAATGCACTACCTACTTCTGATCCAATAGTCTCTCCTGCTTGCTGACCTAACAGCAATGCCCAACCACCTGCTAACCATCCAATGTAAGGGATACTAGAGACTGCTGGAACGATGAGACCAGCAGCGATGCTAGTTCCTGCCATCGCACCTTGAGACCGTGCTCCAGCGTCCGCCGCGATACACTCTGCGCTTTGGGCATTTGTCTTTCCCTCTTCGCCCAGCGTTGCGGCACCTCCCATATTCCTAACACCCTCCATAGTATATTGATCGCGACGATACTCTGTACGTTGTTCTGTACCGCCACCAAATAAACCTTTCTTTGATCTATCAAGATCCAATGATCTTTCAGACTCTAATACTTTGGGATCGTTTGCTTTGTATTCAATTTCATATCCATCCTTACCTGCTTTGATTCTATAAGAAGAGTAAGGACCACGAGGGAGATTGATTGTAGGAACTGACGGTGGTTCCGCTTTCCTATCAATTAAATATCCCAGCAAACCAATGTGAGAGATAGCAAACAAAGCACCAGCAGTGCTGATCATTATTTTCCATCCAGATGGTTTCTTTGGTTCTGGTGTTGCTGGGATATAATCTTCCTTCTCGTGGTTAAAGATACTCATGGTAATGTGGGGATAGAAGGTCCTGTGACCTCTGGGACATTGGGCATAGCAGCATCAATAAGACCAGGGAGAGCACCACTAACTGCCTCTACGGCAGCAGCAGATAGTTTCTCTCTCGCCTCTTCCATCATTACATCTGCATTCTTATACAAATAAACACCCCCACCGATGACTGCCAGTGAAGTCAGTCCCGATAGGAGTGCGATAACATTAATTACTTTTTGCATGATTAGACCTTAGGTTCAACTTCTTCTTTCTTTTTGATCTCAGGTGCTTTTTTAGCAGCACCACCAGACTTAGCAGGAGAGAGTCCGAAGGCAGCTAAAGAGCCAGAGAACACAGATGCGATAAAAGTTGGATCAAAATCTAGAATCTTTTGACCGTTTGGAAGTCTTACGTAAGAGAACGTTAGTAGAGAGGCAGACCAAATAAGTACAACAACTTTCACTAAATTACCAAGAACTTCACTCTTATCATCATCGTGGTCTTCCTTCTCTACAACTTTGGATTTATCTTCCGCCATTATAGAGTAGCAAGGCAGCTCTATTTATGCCTGTGCCTCTGTCCAGGAGATACGTGCGTCAATCTTTGCAGATGAACTACCGATGTTAGTAACTCGAATACCTACAACTTCAGGTCCATCTGGGAAAATGCCACTTGGGTTTGGCGATGTTGTATTTTCATAGTTATCTGTACCACCACCTAGGATAGAGTTAGAGATCTCTTTAACATCAGATAGACTATAACTTTCAGGAACAGCGTTGTCTGTTGCTCCACCAGCATAGAATCCGTAGATAACTTCTCCACCAATGAAATCAACGTTTGATTGACCATTCATGTTTGAGAACTGTGCGAGAGACGTGCCACCAACAGGCAACCAATCAACAGTAGATGTTGGGATAGGATTCAAGACTAGTTCTACAAAGAACTGTCCCTCAGATAGCACGTCCATGCTACGGAGAACCAACTGCATTCTATTGACAAGTTCTCTTGTACCAAAATCACCAATGATACCATTATCAACAGAAGGTGCTAGTCTAAGTGCAAGAACAGAACGTGTCTTATTACCACCAGTACCAATAGATCTTCTCAGTTTAGTACCAACCGTATAAACATATGCTCGGTCATCATCATAGCGACCATCCATGATAACAGACGAACCCCAGTGTGAGATCTGTGGAACAGATGTCGCTTGTAGAAGTTCTACACTGGTAGGTTGTGTATCGTCATAGTTAAATGTCTGTGCAGATCCAGAACCCAAAGGAACAAATGTAATACCAGTTGGGTTGGTAGAAGTAACTGCTCTACTGAGTGCAAGTGTAACTCCACTAATAGAAGAGACGTATGTGTCAGCAGGAATACCAGCTCCAATAACTCTTTGTCCTGCTTGAATACCAGTTGCAGAAGATACACTTCCAGAAGAAGTATTGGTTGCCATTGTTAAATCCACACCAGTAGCACCTGCTTGTTCTCTTACAGAAACAGAGAATGAACCAGCATATGCACGAGATAGTGGAGATAATGCACTACCAACCTGCTGAGTTAATGTAATACCAGTAGATGATCCTTGAGTATCAGTGATCTGGAAAGTAGTTGAGTTAGGAACAGCAGCAACAAAGTATGTTTTGTTTGCAACAACATTAGAGAATGGAGTATCGAATCTAATTGTTTGCTGACCACCAGGAGATAGTCCTGCACTAGAAGCTACTTCAATAACATTACCTGCATTCACATTAATAACGTCTTGAACAAATACAGTTTTTGCATTGTAAGTTACATACTCCTGAACACCAGCAGTTCCAGAGGTAGTTCTCTTGACACGTAGTGTTCCAGAGTCTGGGAAGTCTGTAGGAGCATCAGCGACATACAAAGTGCCGTCTGCATTAGAAAATGTCTTGGAAGTAATTGTTGAAGGAGGAATTGTATTGACTTCATAACGAGCAGGTAAGTTACCTGATCTCATATATGCTTCAGTGTTCTGGTTGTTGTTAGGAATCTTGTGTGCGTAGATAACATCACCATCTAGAGCACGGAATCCCCAGCGGATGAAACCAGCACCATACCAAGAGTAGTCCATGTAGAACATCTGCATCTTGGTTGGGTCAAGGTTGTATCCAGACTTACCAGTACCATCACAACGATCTAGGTTCCAATCAGATTGCAACCACTCTGTCTCAACAACCTTAGTTACGATTAGATTCTGAGCAGCAAGTTCACCATCATCATTAGGACCGCGATAGTCAGGGAAGATAACCAACTGCGTATCTGAGATGATACCATCAACACGATAAGTAGAACCACGGATAACAATATAGTCTCCAGGGTTTAATTGCTTGGAAAACTTAGTGCTTTGACCGTTAGCAGAAGTATAACTTGAGACAAGTGTGCTGCCATTTGATACAGATACTCTACCAGCTAACTGGAATGTACCAGTTCTACGTACTACACTGAGTTGACCATTTGCCCAACGGAAGAAGATTCCATTTTGCTGGTCCATCATACCAATCTCAAGATTGGTTCCATACGTATTGATTGGAGTAACTGTGTATTCTCCACCAGCAATGCTCTCAGATGGAATACTAGCGGCGTTATACTGAAAAGTATATGGATCAATTACATTGGTGACTGTATGCACACCATTATATACGTTATCATCGACACCACGAACATCAACAATAGAATCTCTACTTACATTATGTGCATCTTCTGATACAACAGTAACTGTAGTGCTACCACTATTTGTGATGTTATCAATGTTCAAAATTGCTGGTTCTAGAATAGAACCAGTAGAGAATGATACTCCTTTACCAGACTGATAGCGGAAATATCTCTTTGTTTGTCTGACTGCCTGTTGATTTTTTGAAATAGAGTTGGTAGAGAATTTAACGCCACCATCAAATGATCTATGAATAGAAGAACCTTGTGGTCTTGGGTATAACTTGATAGTTCCCGAACCAACACCACCACTAGGACTTTGATCAGGATAATAATAGAAACGAGTTGGAGATTCTACTCTAGCAACAGTCCATGAACCATTTACATTAGTACCAGCAGAACCAGTTATAGCGATTTCATTGCCAACTTCTAGACCGTGTGCTTGTGTACAATCAGCTTGTACAGATCCAAGCATGGAACCACCTGCTGCGGCAAGAGTAATAGTACCACCAATCTCAGATCCAGTGTAAAGAATACCGCTATAGAGAGCAGTTCTAGCACTCTGCCAAATACCACCCGATGCAATTGTCCATTCAGACTTCGCAGTGTAGATAAAATCTGTAGATCCAGAAGTTTTATCTACAATGAATACACCATTAGCAGCAGGGAATGTTGTATCCTGAATGTAAATGGCAGTACCAGCAGCAGGACGAGTTGAAACGTTAGTATCTACAGAGACAGTAATCTCTCTACTTCCATTCGTTGCCTGAACATCAGTAATTACAATAGGATCTTGAGACTTATATGCATATGGGTTGTTGTTGATCATCGCCAACGCTTCCCACTTGGTATCCTGAGTACCATACTCAAAGTCAGTATCAATCTGGGACTGTGGTTGAGCAACACGCTGTTTATTAACAGCGTCCATGTATGTCTCTGCTGGTTTTACAGTCTCCTCAAAGTCATCATAGACAATCTGAAGATCATCAGTGTCAGACATGGTTGATGTATCATATGCCAAGACAACTCTAGTCGTCGTGACATTACGAATGTCAGTCTGGATAGTATAGGTAGTAGCAGTCAGCTCAGGGTCCGAGAAGTTATAGATTACCTTGTTATCAGTAACGTTGGTAATAAGAATTAACTGCTCCCTCTGGATACCACCAGGAATGATAACCTCACGCGCTGAAGCATCAAAAAGGTAGTAGTTACTCTTAATGGATTTCCTTGCCATTACCTATGTTCCTCGGATTGATATTATGCTTTATCTATTTATCAGACACCGTACTTAGTACGGGTAGCATTAAAGTTTTGGGATACTTCTGCGGAGGTCAATGCTTTCTCATGATAGATCCTACACTCACCAATTTCACAATTAGTATAAGCACCGCCATCATGCCATCCACCAACATCTATTGTAGCTCCTGCTAGAACATTCCAAGTTTTAGCAGAAAAATCAGAACTCGTAGCTTGTAGAATATCATTAGCATACAACCTGATATTAGTTCCATCCCAAGTTGCAGTGAACATGTACCAAGTATCTACTACTAGGTCAAAAGTAGTTCCTATAGCATTCCAATTACTTCCATCATAGAAAGATATTCCCATTCTATTTGTGGATACTCCAAGACCAGAATATCCATAAGCAAACCACCAACCACTCTCTTTTCCATAGACAAGTTTGTTTTGAGCGGCGACATCTTTCATCTTAACCCAGAACTGCATGGTGTTTGTTGATCCGATATCATGATCAGCAAGAGAAGCTCCTATGATTATATCATCCACACCATCAAACTCAAAGTATCCTGCAGTATTGAATGTAGCTCCTTGAATATTACCAGGAGAGATTTGACTGGTTCCTGTCCTATCAGTATCAATAAGGTTTCTAACCTGCTGAGCAAAAACTCTTCTATTCAATTCATAAATGTAAATTTTTCCAGGACCCTTAGAGTTTCCAATGACAAGTTTGCTATCAAATTGATAATTGCCTACTGCCATACCATAACCATAGTTGCCAGAACTATCACTGCTATCAGCTTGCTGTTGGTATTGAGCCTGATACTGTCCCGAATGACTAAAGACAAAAACAGATCCAGTTGTATCAGCATTACTCTTAGGACGTGAGGCAAAAATAAAGTCTTCAGAAATTGCTACTTGATATCCAAACTCACTATATGAAATAAGTCCAGTAGGAGCAAATGTATTACCAACAGGAGTGCCATCCAACTCAAAAATGTTTATCTTTCCTTGTTTCAAGGTCTGACCAGAAGCAGCTTCAGGAGATCCAACAACAATACGATTATATCCAATAGCTACAGACTCTCCAAAACGATCTCTGGATGTTGGAACATCTGAACGTATTTTTGTAAGGAATACTTCATCAGTACCAAAGATATATGCAGATCCTGAGAAGAAATTATTAGTAGGACCACCCTGAATATTGTTATCGGTAGATTCTGATTGACCAGGAGCACCAATAACAATCTTACCTTCTCCTACTGCAATAGAAAATCCAAACGAATCATTTATATGATCATCACTACCATCAGCGTCAGGAGAAGTTATCTTAGATGTATATGCTCCAGTAAAGACATCATAAACTAAGACCTCTCCACCACCTGATGCATATGGCACTCCAACATACAACTTGCTATTAGCAATTGCCAACCCTAGTCCGAAACCAATATTGTAAGTGTCATAAGGTTTATGAATGCTGTACTTATAATTACCACTCTGATCATAAACATGAACTCTATCACTATTTTGTGATACAGCAAACATTCCACTTCCAGCAGCAACTCTCTCTCCAAAATCAACAATGTAATCACTTTGTGGTGGATTTAATGTAGCAACAAGGTCTCCATCAAAGTTGTAAATACATGCTCGTGATCCATTCGATGCAGGGAATAATTGAGGATCACCAACAATAATTCTTCCTTCGCCAACAGCAACAGTTCTTCCAAATAAATCTCCTCCAGATGGAGAATCAACCTTTACTTCTGAGGGCAAAGGATTTGAAACAGTTCCAACTGATGATCCTCTGGAATCAATACATGCATCGTTTCCAAAGTCATAGTCTAGTTTCAACGAACTATCATATACAATACCAGAACCAATTGAAGGTGCAATGGCAGGTAGTTGATTAGTGAATTTAAATTTACTAGCGTTATAGTTCTGGAAGATTTGATCTGCTGTTAGTTCTCTCTTATAGATACGAACTTCACCAATTCTTCCTGGGAAAGTATCTCCAATAATAACATTACCAAAAGCATTTGCAGCATCGTAATCGTCAGTAACATCCTGACCTTTAAGAACTGAATCCAAATAAATGTCAGAAGAACTAAGAGCAAATTGTCCACCAGCACCATTACGATGAACCATGACAACATGATGCCAACTTCCTTGCTGGATAACACCATAATTACCGTTTTGATCACCACCAGAACCAAGTTTTCTTAGTTGAGATCCAGTGCTAACATACAATCCCCAGTTTAAATTACCAGAACTTCTGTAAGCACTAAAGATTTTTGGTTCTGAGTTATTATAGTTTGTTATATTGATCCACGCCTCTATTGTGAATGGTATATCTCGCAATGATTCTGCAGAGACACCAGTTTCAATGGTATCAGTTGTTCCATTAAACTGCCAGTATCCATCAGGATGTAAAGTAGCACCATTTACTTTGCTGTGGTTTCTTTTACCTGACTTGTCTCTTACTTTAGTTATTGGTTGTAATATTGGAGCACCAGGACCAGCAGGTTGATCTGCTGTCAATGTATTCGGGAATGATCTTCCTTCACCCCAAATAATTCTTACGGCACCATCGCTTCCAGAACTACGGTATGCACCACCGCCGCCGTAGGTGCCACCATCAGTGCTGGTGCCATCAGTACCACCCGATCCACCGCCACCAAATCCAGAATTTCCAGAAACACCAGAACCACTAGGACCACTACCATAAATTCCTACACCGCCGCCTGCCCATTGGATGCCACCACCTGCGCCGCCGCCTGCACCATCACCCGATGGATTTTCAGATGGGTTACTTGTATTAACACCACCTTTACCACCATCTCCAGTGTATCCTCCAGCACCACCGCCGCCGCCAACAACAAAACCGACAGGATTAATGTCTATTACATTACCACCATTACCACCATTGCCACCACCATCACCAGTGTAATTACCACCAGAAGCATTATTTGGATTTGCGCCAAAACCTCTACCACCTTTTACGACAGTGTTTGGATTGAGAAAGTATGAATCTTGTCCATTACCACCAGGACCTGTGCCGCTAGGACCAGTGCCACTACCAGCACCACCAGCACCAACTACAACGTTGTAAAACGTTCCAGGAACTACAGTAATATTATTTCTCCATCCAAGACCGCCACCGCCGCCTCCAGTATAGGTGCTTGACTGACCATGATTACCCCCGCCACCTGAACCAATAGCGACTGCACATACTGAAGTTACACCCTCAGGAGCTTGCCAATTATAAACACCAGGAGTTGTATATTCTACCTGACCTGTAGGAGGACCATCGACAAGTTCTGTTGTATCAAATGACTCACCACCAAGGTCTAGTTCTTTGAAGTCAGCAGGTCTAATAGCAGGACTACCACTATACTCAAAACTATCAGGACCATCCATCTGACGACGTTTGTTTGTCACTTGAGTAGCAAGGTCATCAAAGAGGAGTTTATTAGCACCAAAAGGATACGCAATAAGATCACTGGTATCATTCCTTACAGAACCATCAGATAGTCTGCCGATAACATCACCTTCATTAAGGATCTCATAGTCAATAGTTGTTCCTGTGCCCTCTGTATATTGGAAATCACCTAGACCATTACCAGAACTACTTACTTTACCAAAAGTATATCGATCAGGCGTTCCTGCTAGTCCATCATATGCTTGATCAGTATACATGAAGTAGAAGAACGATGGGTCAGCATCTAAACAAAGACTAGAAAATGTATCAGAATTATTATTAGAACTAGTCATCATTCTTCTGAAGACTAATCTACCATCCTTTGCATACTTGCTCAAGATTCCAGATTGATCTCCATTGTTTTCATATCTTCCAAACACAATAGTTTGTTCAGTCTCACCATCAGATTGAACTCGAAGATTGATTAATGTGCCAGAAGATTGATTAGTTTTCTTCTGCCATATCATATTACCTTCAGCACTATACTTTAAAAGATATCCATGAGTGCTATCATTTCCAATTACATAGATCTGATCTTTACTATCGACAAAAACATCCGTACATCTCATATCACCGTCAGGATTAGTTAGTGTTCTGTCCCACATAACATCACCAGTGGCGGTGTTAATTTTAACGATGTATCCTTTGTCTCTAGTATCGTCTTCTAGAAATCCAGCGGCGACAACATGTCCTCGATCATTAGCATCAATAGCTCTAGCAGTAACTTCTCTGCCCAACATGTAAGCTTGCTTACCCCATCCAGGGTTTCCATTTTCGTCAAAACTTTCTACAAATGCTTGTGTATCAGTAGCACCAGTAGAAGTTAGAGATGTTCTGCCACAAGCATAATATTTTCCATTACTATCAGATGCAACATCAAGATATACTACATCTGCAGAGTTTGTTGTTGATGACCAATCAAGCACACCATCATTAGAATACCTAGCAATCCACGGAACAGTACCAGTTTTACCAACAACAATTAGATTATCATTAACATCCAACTCCATAGCACGTAGAGTTGTATTAACACCCGATTGGGTCGATTCAATTCTGTTAGAATAATCTGTAGTGAGACCACCAGTTTCTAAATTATAATCCTGTCTCTCTAACCATCCAAAAGATTTCGAGTTGCTGTCTGCTGCAGATCCAGCGAGAGCATACTTTTTATTAGTAGCAATATATTTGATCTCGTCAGGAATAAAAACTCCATCAGTTGTCGAAGACTTATCAATTGTCTCGAAAAAGTTTGTTACAACTTGCTGACCAGATGAACCTAGAAGAAAAAGATTTCTGGCGGGACTATTAAAACCTACTGGCATTGATCGTTATCCTCAGCTGAAGTCTGTATTACCTTGTCCGAATACTTTGGTTACACCAGAGTTATCGGTTACAATAATAAAAGTAAGTATATCTGTGTTTGATGTTGCAACTGGTGGAGAACCTCCAGACCACTGGACACCATTAGTGATTGGTGTGCCATCAACACTACAGTCATCACCGTATATAGCAGCAGTATTTGCTGATAGAATCAATGTGATCGTCTTAGATTGACCGTTAGATAATCCAACACCAGTGAATGCCCACTCATCAATCTGAGATGCTGCAGGTGTTCCACAAATTGTGTTAGCACCAGCAACGTTGATGGTAAGAATGTTAGAAGATGGAGTGAGAACAGTAGAATAACTGTTGAATACTTTCTCAGTAACCACACCACCGATAGTGACAGATCCATCAACAACCAAACTGGTAAGCGTACCAACTGATGTTAGTGAAGAATTGACAACTGTAGAACCAAGAGTGGTAGCACTCAGTGCTAACTGGTTTCCAATGACATACTTCTTGCCGAAAGGAATCTCAAGGTTCTCGGTCATCACCCAATACTTATCAGTCCTTGAGTGATCATAATAAATTCTCTTATCTGTGCTTCCTTTAACTCTGATACCACCTTGATCTGCCGATAGATCAGAAGCACCCTGAGAAGTAAATACTGCCGTTCCCTCACCAGTGACAGAGTTGGAGAGAACCGCTGTATTACCACTAATAGAAGAGATAATAGTTCCTGGTGGAACACTAATATTAACAGTAGAGATTGCAACTTCCATACCAGGAATCAATCCCTTTGTTGGAGTAATTGCTGTAATCGTATCACTACCACTGATAGTAACTGCATCGAATGTTACTGCCTCTACAGATGCTAGTTCAATCTCTTTATCGTCAACTGCAACGACGTTTGAGTTAATGGTTGTAAGAGTACCATTAACTGTCAAAGATCCACCAATTTCAACAGCACCAATAACAGCAAGATCATTTGGAATAGTAACTTTAAAATCACTATCTCCTCTAATCCAAGATTCAGTTCCAGATCCAATAACTAACTGCCTACTACCAGTAGAAACTGGTGGGACAAAAGTAGCATTGGTTGAGTTCTCGTCGTCAGCAGGACCAATAAGAACGTTGCCACTTCCAGTAGCACCATATCCAGCATAGTGTCCGATACAAACGTTATGTCCACCAGTTGAGTTGCCCTCAAGTGCATTGTTGCCGATAGCAATGTTCTTATCACCAGAGAGAAGTGTCAGCAAAGCATCGCGACCGATTGCAATATTACTAGCACCAACACCACATGCTCTGAGTGCTCTAAGTCCCACTGCTGTATTAGAAGCACCAGTATTTGCAGTAAATAAAGCTTCATATCCAAAAGCAGTGTTCTGAGATCCAGAAGATGCTGAGTTGATTGCTCTGACACCAACCGCAGTGTTAGTATTAATTTCACCCGCTCCGCGACCAACCTTCATTGGGTCAGTCTCATCTCCACGAATGAGAAGATCTTTTGCTTTTAGATCTAACTGTCCCCATACAGTTACATCACCATTTGTAATTGTTCCACTATTATTAACACCTATCTCAAGATCTTCATAGACATGTAGATTCTGATTCAGATCAGTCTGACCACCAGCATTACCAATTGTAAGTTGATCTGCCGCACCAAACATCGTAACAGCAGTAGCGACAGAATTGAATAGCGTCAATCCAGTAGTTGTAGTTTGCAGTCCAGTAACAATAGTTGGATTAGTTCCAAATACCAATGCACCTGTACCCGTGCTGTCAGGAACAACACCTCTCATTTGAGTTGATGTTGTTGATGCAAATGTTGCTAGTGTGTCAGATGTCATTGCGACATTGCCACCATTTCTGAAGTTAACAGTAATAGATCCACTGTTATTGTCAGAAGTAAGAACAAGATCTCTATTGACATCTAATGTTTTACCAGATGCAACATCAAGTGTTGCAGATGCTGTACTAGTAATCGTAAGTCCGTTGATTGCTGTAGCAGTAGCATTACCAAGACTTGGAGAGTTTAGTGTTGGTGATGTAAGAGTTTTGTTTGTAAGGATTTGGGTCTCATTCTCTGTTACAAATCTCTGCTCAACAGATCCATCCCAAGATCTCCAATAACCACCAGCATTATACCACTGAAGTTGTCTATAAGTAATTACATCTTCGTTCGCATTGGTAGTTAGATTAACCTGAATACCACCATCAGCTGCTGTGAGACTAGCACCCTTTCTCATCTCAATGATGTTATCTTCTACAACCAATGTAGATGTATTGAGAATTGTTTGAGTACCATCTACAACTAGATCACCGCCAATAGTTACTGTGGATCCATCGTCTTGAATAATACTATTTGCTAATTGTGAATTACCAGAGTCCCATTTAATAACTGTGTTGCCAACAAAGTTAGAATTATTCTTGAGAGAGAAATTCTCAGCTGTCTTAACAATACCACCATCTGCTGTGAGACTAGCACCAGTATCAGTATTGACTGAACTAATTGTAATCTCTCTAACTCCATTATTAAGTGCGCTGGAAATAGTAGTTGCACCTGCTTGAATCAATCTGAAATCACCAGAGGCAAGAGACTCGCTATTTGCTGCTACCTGAGTGACTGTATTGGTATCTGTACTATCAATTTCGATAGTGCTTCCAGTCTGAGACACTGATACATTGCCACCAAGACTAGATCCACCAGTAATAGTGATGTCTCCAGAAGTAAGAGTTCCTGAACCACCACCCTTTACTCTAGTTACAGTATTTGTAGAATCAATAGTAATAGTTGGATCGTTATTACCATCCAAACCTTGACTTACACTAGCTGCTCCAGTTGCTAAGAAAGTAAAGTCTCCAGATACTGCTGTCTGTCCTGTAGTTGCTCTGAGTCTAGTGATCGTGTCAGTATCTTGACCAGTAATAGTAATAGTCTGACCAGTCTGAGAAACTGTAGTGAAGTTTCCTGCAGCAAGTATAACTTGCCCACTGACAGGACTACCACCAGTACCAGACTCTAGTGTAGTAACAGTATTATTGTCAGTTACATATCCAGACACAGTAATTGTGTCATCAACTTTATCTACAAATAAATCTAAGGCATTGGATCCACTGGGAACTGATGCAGGTGGTCCTACAGCAATTTTAATATCATCATTATTATTACCACTGTCAGTAAGTCTAATAATTTTTTCTGTATTGACTACAGAGTTAATGACAGAGATTGAATATGTAGTGTCTGTATTAGAAACACTAATTGATCCACCCAAAGAAACAGTAGTACCGTTGATGGTAATACCAGAATTGACAAGAGCAGTATTTGGTAAGTTTGTAATAGAGTTATTAGAACCAGAGATAGTACAAAGGTTCAAAGTTTTGTTAGTTAGAATCTGTGTTGCATCTAAGAACACATCTCCAGGTGTATCCCAACTAACAGTTGATCCATCACTCTTAAGATATTTTCCTGCACCAGTGTCTCCACCAACAATAATACCATTGCCAGTGAGATCTAAATTGTCCCCTGATACAAGTTCTTCAATCTTCTTGGATACAGAGTTGACAATTAGTGGGAAACGATCAGCCATCTAACTTAACCAAATGGGTACTAGTGCTCGTGTTTATTTATGCCTCACGAAAGAATGATCTGTCCTTGCATACTACTATGATACTGGCAGATATAATAATATGTTCCAGGATTCAAACCTACTGTGTTCCATGTCATAGTGCCAGATACTTGTCCTTGACCAGTAACACCTGCGGCACCATTACCTGTTCCAGTTGTTGGTGTTGTTTTAATCCAGAATGGATGACCAGCAACACTTAAATTTAATTCCAGTGTATCACCAACATTTGCATTAATAGTTGCATTAGCCGAATTACTATGAGAAGTTTGTCTATCAACTCCAGTGAAATAATATGGTTGAGTTGCCGTTGATGGCATTGTGACATCCAATGTAATTGTCTGTGGTGCAGAACTAGAACCAAAGTCTTGCTGGAAATATACCGAACGTCTAGGATATGTCATCCCATCTGTCCTATCTCCCTTAACATCTTCCATAAGACCACTCGCTGGTCTGGGGTTTTCTATATGGAGATACGAATTAGGACTTCCCTGCTGACAAGTATTATCAGCAAGTCCTCCACCACCAGTATTGAAAGTCATATCTCCAGTGATGCATAGTTTCTTCAGATAACCTTTTGCATCCGAGTTAGTAAATCTTCTCTTTCCTGTAGCAAGACATGCCAATATACCACATACTTGAGGTGATGCCATACTAGTTCCTTGAATACCATAGTAATAGTTTCCAGATCCCTGTGTATATTTGGTATCGTTAAAACCCTGACTATTAAATGATGACAGAATAAAAACACCAGGAGCAAATGTAGTAATGCCAGGTCCAAACTGTGTGAAACTAGCTCTAGTGAAATTAGATGTAGTGTTCAATGCACCAACATTGATAACATCAGTGTCTGGCGTATTAGGCCATGCACCTCTATTCATGTATCGTGTTCCAACACCAGTGAGACTGTAAATATTGTTCCAATTAGGACCACCTGGCACATCCATAAGGAGATTGTCATTGCCAGCAGCACCAACAATTACAACACCATCATCAATAGCATCCTGAACATCTGCTGCAACTGCAGAAGAATATGCAGGAACAGTATCAACACCAAATCTTACACCAAAGTCTGCCTCAATACCAGCAGTAGTCCAACCAGATGGTCCAGGGTTATTTACATCATATTGAACTCCCTGCCACTGAATGTAATTGATATCACTAAGTTGTAAATTTTC